CAGTTCAATGCCGCAGTGTCAGCGATTAAAGAGCTCAATCAGCTCGCTGGTTTATCCATCAATAGATCCCAGAATATAAACATCAACGCTAACCTGGAGAAGATGTCCAGAGAGCAGATCAAGGAAAGATTAGGGCAGTTGCTCGGCGCTAATGTCGACGACTATTCTCCCAAAGATAAATAGATGTGTGGCCATGTTTTCGCGGTCTCCCGATCTAAGCGCCAAAATCTGGGAAAAATCTTAATATCGTCGTAAGTCATTGATATAACGTGCTATTTTGCGTATGTAAACATGTATTCTTTTGTGCAACTATGTACAACTTGTGCTCACAATAGCAACGCGTAACAAATAGGAGTCCCTTGGAACCGCTTTTTTCCGTAGGATCCGCATTTTTTGGAACCCCTACCACCCCATATAGCAGCGGCCGATAACAGTTATAAATATAACTAGGTTTGATACATTGAATCACCAGAAAAACTCAACGCAAAAAAATTTTGTGCAAAAAATTTTGCAATGCAAAGGATTCCTATGGCCCGACTTTACCTGCGACCATATCACTTGTTACAATCAGCTCATGGCAACAGAGGATGTAAACGTATTTGACACTACCGAAGACGTAGGTGCTATTTTACCGCCTCGCATAGATGCACCTGGACCACTCGCTTCTTACTTCACCAGGCCTATGGTTCCCTCACCTGCTTCGCGTCGCCGCGATACGCTCAAAGGCATAGCGCAATTCATACCGTTTCTATCTGGAGAGATAGCCAAATACGATGATGATAAGCTCGGCATGGCTTTATCTTCACTTGATGCTTTGGGACCAGCTGGTACAGCTGTCAAAGGAACCCTAGCGATCGGAAAACAGGCAGCTAAAAAAGGCGTAGGATCCCTAGACCAGCCAAAAGACATGATGTTCGTGCACAATACCAACGAAAGCGCTATAAAAAGTTTTGACCAGATGGGAGGAATCCCGTCTCCAAGTTTAGCGGTTCAACCTGCCGACGTGCCGCTTAAAGGATTTGGCCAGATACAACTGATCGCTAAGCCAAAAAATTTCGATCCCGCTGTAGATCCGCGAAACGCGGTTTACTCTGCCGATGCTTATACGCCCAGAGCACCGAAAAAGATACGCCTGGCAAAAGAAGGAGCTGCCGAACAGCTTACCAAAGATTATAAAGATCTTTTAAGTGATAAAGATTTAATGGAACAAATTTATACAGGGCCATATACAGGCGCTTATGTAATTGATGCTGCGGATTCATTAAGAAATTTAGAAAAAGGCAATCTACATTACCCAGAAAATAGAATAGAAGAACTTGAAAGATTTTTTGACTCAGATATAGCAAAAATAAAATATATTCAAGATTTAGGCTTAGACTCAGCTCATTATGTAAATGTAAAGCCAGGTGGAAGTGCATACAGGGATTGGGTAGCAAAAGAAAAAGATAAATATCTAAGCCAGGAAGGTGTTTTCCAAACCTTTGATGATTTTGAAGAAACCATGGTTACAAAACCTTACACCCTGGAAAATGCAACTCAAAACATGATCAAAGAAACTCAGCGTGGTGGCGAGGGTGGTATAGGAACATTTGGACCAAATAGATTACGCGCACTTATGAGCGAAAAAATGACAGATCTTGAAGATATAAAAAGCCAAAGATCCAGAATCGAAGATAATCCTTATTTTTCAGATTTAGAGGGCGATGTATATGATGCTCTTGAATCATCACTAGATGGCACAGATAAATATTTTGATACAGAGGACATTATGCTTGGCGTTGGTTATGCTCTTGAAGATGGCAAAGATATACGAAGCGCCGTGCAAAAGAGTATAACTTCTTTGCTTGATGACATTGTTCCACAAAAACAAAAACAAATAGTTGATAATTTAACCGAGGTTTTCAAAAAAAACGCAGCTCGAAATGTCGAATACCTAGAAGCCAAACCCATGCGATCTGTTGGTTTTGAAGAGTTTGCTGGCGCTATAGTTCCGCCCAGGACTAGCCAAGAAGTGATAGATATCCTGGAAAAACGCGGACTCAAGGTAATTAAGAATGATCCAGAGACTGACTTTTCAAAAACAAAAGCCAGGCAGAAGTTTAAAGACCAGATGTTTTCCTTTGCACCCGTCGCAGGCGCTGGTGGCATTGCAGCTTTAAGCATTGAAGATAATACTCCAGATAACGACAAAGGCGTTGGATCTATAAAAAATTAGTTTGCAATTTTTTACAAGTTTTGAGAAACTTTATCAATGCCGATAAACAGTCGAAACAAGGGAGCACAATTCGAGCGCAACATTGCGAAGATCCTTAACGACTTTTTTACTGACAACGGCATAGATTTTCAAACCAAACGCAACCTGGACCAATACCAGGAAGCTGGCCAGTGTGATCTGGATATACCCTTTCATGCGGTTGAGTGTAAAAGCTATAAAGACGGCGAGTGGCTAAAGTCCGCTTGGTGGGATCAAGTTTGCAGCTCCTCACAAGGGAGGATCCCTGTTCTTATTTTTAAATTCAACCGCAGACCGATCCGAGTATGCGTACCGCTCTATGCCATGAACCTGGATTGGCCAGAAGAAAACGACAAGATTTGCGTCATGGCGATAGAAGATTGGCTTGATGTGCTGAAAAAAAATTGGAGGAAGTATGACGGCCGATTTAATGCCTAATCATGGTGTTACTGGCCTGTCTGTCACGCAAGACGAAGTAGAGCTCTTTTTAGATTACCTGGTTGAAACGGATCCAGAGCCTGGAATGGTACACGACAAGAACGCGGAAACAAAAAATAAAGATCTAAGAGACGTTGAGGTGCGCTATATTGACGCTAAAGAGGACCGCCTTTATAGGATCCTTAACAGAGTCGCGGTTTCTGCGAATAAATATTTTAGATACGACATATCTGGAATCGAGACAGCGCAAATTTTGCACTATAAATCGCCGAGTAACGGCTACGGCTATCATATCGACATAGGACCAGAGGGAACAGCTGCCAATCGGAAGATCAGTATGTCTTTAATGCTAAACGATGAATACGAAGGCGGCGAAATCTGCTTTCGTACCAGTGATAACGCTAGTTGTACGCGTTTGAAGATGGGAGAGATAGTCGCTTTTAGCTCATTTATCTCGCACCAGGTCAAACCTATAACCAAAGGCGACCGTTATGTGGTCGTTGCCTGGTTTACTGGCCCGCCTTTTAGATAGATCTAGGCTTATGCAGCTCTATTAATGTTCTAAGAGCTGAATCGCTTAGATACTGCAAGTGTGCTGGTATATTTTTTCTATTGATTGGCATAATAATCCTCGATCATTGCTTTTGCTCTGGAATTAGCCTGGTCGGCTAGTTCGTGCATAGCATCAATTTGCTTTTCCAGATCATCACGCTCCAGAGGATTGTTTGCCCTGGGCATCTGATCTTCTAGTTCCATAATGTGCTCGTTACAAATTTCGCGAAATCGCCTGGCAACCCGCGCAATCTCTAGTTCATGCTTATTTATTGTCATTTTTTCTCTCCGCCATATCGTTGTGCATGTTCAACCAATCAATATCCACTGGATCCTTGCGTCTGTCAAATAATGCAACAATTTTGTCGTGAGTAGATCTCCAGTGTCTGTCCAGAAATCTATCTAGTCTTCTAAGTAGTTTTAGCATTTTCTTTCTCCAAATAATTCTTGATGATGTAAATTAATAAGTTGCTTTATGACCTCAGCGCTTGTTACTTTAAGATCTGTTTCTTGTGAATAAAACAATAAAATTTCAGTAAAATTTTTCTTTGTTTTTGGACTAACTCTTACACTTAAATTTTCTGTAAGACTATTTTTTTTTGGTAAATTAAGTTTCATTTTTTTTCTCCGTATAATAATCAACAATCATAGCCAGAACTCTGGCCATAGATAATTTTTTTTCTTTTTTTAAACACTTTAACTTTTCTAAGGTATCTGTTTTTAAACGCATACTTGTTTGTGTTCTCCTATCCATTTTCTTTCTCCAATATTTCTGCTTTTTTATTTTTAAATGCCTGGATCAATTCATCGTGTTTGTCCTGGTCAATTTTTTTTACCTGGTTGATTGCTGACTTGTTTGATAAATAATAACCTTCCAGATTTTTTACAGCTGTAATATGTTTCATAAACATTATGATAAGTTTAGTTATGTCAGCTGCAAACTTTTCTTTGGAATGGTCCTCAGTCATTTGGCACATACTCCTCAGCTTGTTTTATATCTTTTTTTAAATCCTGGAGTTTTGTGTAAATAATATTAAAAGATCTATCGCTCAAAAATTTTGTTTCTGAGCTAGTGAAGTCTCTAATTATTTTTTCACCACAACCAAAAATTTTTGCTAATGAAACATTACTAAAACCAAAGTTATTTTTTAAGTGTTGAAGATCTTTACGCATTTTTATTTGCTCAACCTCTTTTATCAATGCAACACCCTCTTCTCTGGATCTGTTTTAAAAATGACTCCAACCTTAGTCCCGTTCATGGCCTCGACTTGCTGCCAAAGCTCGATTTCGGATTCAGTCATTTCTGAGATCGCAATATCCTTGTACGGCTTATTGTGTTTGTTGACAAGAAACTTCATAAAAATTTCTTTCATTACTGGATACAACCAGTTTTTTACATGTTTAGGTTCGCTCATTTGGTCCTCCATAATTAATTCAAATTAAATATACTATAAGTTATAAATAGTTGCAAATATTTGTGAATTTGTTATTATTGTATTGTGAGTAACAAATTAAATAAGGAGGCACTATGAAAATTGATTGCGAATATGTGATTGATATTATTGATACAAGCGACAGCTCTAGGGATAAAGGTTTTTATAGATTGAGAATTGCAGATCAAGCAGACTGGTGTAAAGAGTTTGACAGTTTAGAGGCTTGTTATAGAAAAATTGGGTTTTTATCCAGCAAATATCACATCAACAAACCAATTAAGGTTACAGAAAACTACGACTTTAAAAAAGATAGGAGGTTTGAGTGA